GGGCGGTTGACGGGTAGGGCTTGGGGTGCCGAGAAATTTTACAAGAAAGGGGAAAAAGGCTCTCAGTGTTGGTGAAAGTTTCGGAAAGTTGCTGGTAAGTTGATCGGATGGTTTGAAAAATCATGAAGGTTTCGGACGGAAACAATGACGATCATAGATGACATCAAAGCACGGGTAGACATTGTTGAACTGATCCAGGCGGACGCGGCAGTGAAGTTGCGGAGGTCTGGGAAGAACTGGACGGGGTTCTGCCCGTTCCATGCGAATACGCACACGCCTGCCCTGATCGTTTTTCCTGATACGGCGACCTGGTACTGCTTTAGTTGTCACGAGGGGGGGACGCAGATTGATTGGGTGCTGGCGAAGAACAAGGGCTGGGACGTGAAGGAGGCGATCAGGGAGTTGGCGCGAGGGGCGAACCTGCCACTGGGCGAGATGGACGGGCCTGAGTTGAGGCAACGTCTGGCGATGCGGGCGCGGGAGGATGCGCTGACGATTGCGGCGCGGATGTTTGCGAAATGGCTGTTGGAGGATGAGGACGCACTGGCTTATGCACGTTCGCGCGGGTGGACGGATGAGACGATCAAGGCATCACGGCTGGGATTCAGCGGGCGGGCTACTGCTGCTCAGGCAAAGGAGATGCGCGGCGAGTTTGATTTGCACGGGATCAAGCACGACTCTCCAGATGCGGTGATCGTGCTGGGGTTCAAGGGGGATGTGGCGTACTGGGCGGGGACGCATGGTCTGGACACGCACAGTTTCAAGGAGAAGAACATTCACGGGATGATGGAAACGCCCGGGCTGGTGTACGCACACAAGCTCAATGGCAGGATCGTTTATTTATCGCGGAGGCAACTGCCGGGTCGGGATGTGATCCGTGATCGAGAGACGGGGGAGGAACGAGAGTGGAAGTCGTTCAATAGTTACGCGGCGCTGGCAGGGGAGAAGGTCCCATATTTCAATCATGCATATCAGCGCGGGGATCGGTCGAGGGTCGTGATCGTGGAGGGGCAGGGGGATGCGATCACGCTGGGGCAGTGGGACATCCCTGCGATGGCGCTGTGCGGTTCGGCATGGAAGAACCTGGACGAGTACGTGACCATGCTAATGGCGAGGGACGACAAGGGGAATTTGAAACACGAGGCGATCTATTTTGCCACGGACGCGGATACGCCAGGCGAGGCGGTGGTGACGGGTTCGGGACAGGATGACGGCAAGTTTCCTCTGACTGCTGCTTTCGGGCCGATGCTGTGGGTGGTGCGCTGGCCGAAGTTCAAGTGGACGCGGCCTGATGGACATGAGAAGGTGAGCAAGGACGCGAACGACCTGGCGCAATATCACGCGGATGAGAAGATCGAGCCGAAGATGCAGGAAGAGAACGTGAAGAACGTTTTCGACCAGGCAACGCCAATCGTGCTTTTGGCATCGCAGTGGGCGGGACGAAAACAAGGAGCGGAGCGCCAGAAGATGTTGGAGATCGTCCTGCCGTTGATCGCACGGATGCCCACGAATGCACGCAATGATTATCGGCTGAGACTGGCGAAGGCATTGTTTCCAGAGGATCTGTTCCCTGAATATAAGGGCGCTCCCATCCGACCATTCACGAAGTTGATCGGGGATGAACTGAAAGAGAAAAAGGGCGAGGATGACAAGCCTGTTGAGATCGAAGAAGTGATCGGCGGATGGTATCCCGTGAACGATGAGGGGACGGAAGGCTACTTGTTGGAAATGATCTATGACAAAAAGAACGGCAAATCGAAATTTGCCTATGCTCATATCTGGTTCAATGGAAAGGTGACGCGGGAAATTGGCGTGGCGAATTTTGTGGACATCAATGGAAATAGATATGTGCCGATGGTGGACGACAATATTCGTTACGGGACGGTGCGCCTGCCAAGCGCGCTGGGCAACAAGAAAACAATACGAATTCTGCTGGCAGAGATGCGGCTTTTTATTGACCGCTATTTTTTGCTGGATGTGAACATCCATCAGATCCAGGCGGCGTTGTATGCCGTGTTCACGTGGGTGTATGACTGTTTTCCATACCTGCCTTACCTGCGGGCGCGCGGCGGGCCTGGCACGGGCAAAAGCGAGTTGATGTTATTGATCGGACGGATCTGCTACCGAATGATGACGACCGCGGGACTGACGAGCATCGCGGGTTTCAAGGGCATGGCGCACATTTATAAGGGGACGCTGGTGATTGATGAGGTGGATTCGCTGGCATCAGGCAAGGAGGATCGAGGTGAGTTGCGCGCCTTGCTGAATGTGCGGGCAATGAAAGAACAGGCGCGCATCGTGACGATGATGGATGTGCTGAAACAAGACGGGACGCACACGTTCCGACCTACTACTACTTTTGTTTATGGTCCCACTTTGTTGACGATGTATGGAGCGTTCAAGGATCCCGCCACGGAGAGCCGCTGTATTTCATTCGACCTGTTCAAGCGCGACGTGCGGGATCTGTTGAGCCACAACCCGCCCATCGAGCCAGGTGTGATTCCGCCTTCGATGGAGGAAGAGTCTTTATTGTTGACAAACGATCTGCTGTACTTCCGACTCTCGACCTGGCTGCCACGCATCGAGGTGGACCCGAAGGTGATGCTGACGGATGTGCGCGTGAGCGCGCGCATGAACCAGGTGATGCGTCCGTTGAAGGTGCTGGCTCATATCAACGGCGATAAGGAGTTGATGGAAGATCTCAACATGGTGGCTGAGATCAATTTCCAGGAAGAACAAAAGCGGGCTTCCGAGTCGTTCGAGGCAATGATCTTCCGCGCAGTTGTGGCGGCGGACGAGGATGAAGAATTTTCAAAATATATCCAGATCGGGAAATTGGGGTCTCTGGGACAGGTGCGCTACATCCTGGCGAAGGACCTGGCGACTGTGGCCAACACGATCATGGATGCTGAAAATTACAGCGACCCGGGGAGCAAGAAAAAAGATGAGGCGGTTACATCGAAGACGGTGCTAGGCATGTCACGAGATTATTTCCGCCTGCCAACGGCCCGATCGGGATCCAAGGGCGGTGGCGTGGGGATCGTGCTGGATACGGAGAAGATCGCGGCAGGGAAGTTCCGTTTTGGGTTCGAGCAGGGTGAGGCCAAATCGAAACCAGTGCAGATGAAATTGGAAGAGGAGGTGGCGGATGAATAACAGTATGTCAGCGACTCATGTCGCTGACAAGGCCGATGGCGGCACGAAGCCGTCTCGGCACATGAGGATCATGAGGATTTATGAGGCTCCCGAGCCTACGGCGGAAAATATTTGTTTTGTAAGTACTTGGTGGCTTACTACCGTTACAAAACAAATATTTCAGGGTGCATTTTGGCAAAAAAGCCTCATATTCCCTCATAACCCTCATGCCGTGACTGGTTGTCTGACAAATAAAGTCGAAAACATGAGGATTATGAGGATGTATGAGGGAAGGTAAATTAAAGGTTTTTATTTGTTAGGTAGAAATGGACGGCGCGTCTGCGCCGAAAACATGAGGCAAGTATGAGGCAGTATGAGGCAGTATGAGGATGAAAGGTAGGTTGTGATGGAAAAAGGATTGATTTTTGTTTTCGTGGGCGAATTGTTCGTGGTGCTGTGGGTCTTCTATCGAGTATTTGCCACGTTGATCGGGTTCGAAAAGCGCGCCAAACAGTGGAGACGGGATAATCCGCATGGGCCGCGAACGTTCTTGAGCGTGGTGGATCAGAATGGGAGAGTGATCGGGAAAAATGTTGGTTGGAAGGTGGTGATCTATCCTGGTGAGGATCCGAACCAGGCGCGCGAGTTGCCGCGCGATTGGGAGGAATGCGTGGATGAAGATGGAGGTAAAGGATGAATGTCATGCACAGGATGAATGTCATACCACTCCCCCGCCGAGGGCTAAAAATGCCGCGTGCGCCTGTGGGGGGAGCAGAAATCAGGCGACACAGGCAGTGGGGGAGGGGAGTAGCCCCACCCCTAGCCCCTCCCCCAATGATTACATTGGGAGAGGGGAATGGAGGCGGAGATGAATGAGCCGCGCAATTGGAAATGGATTGTGCCTGCCGCGGCCGTTCCAGTACTGTTTGTATTGGCGATTGCGATCAACGAATTTTTCGGCAAGTTTCCGATCATGGTCCTGTTCGGTTGTCAGTTCGGGCTCGTGGCGCTGATGCTGATCGCGATTGTGGCGGCGGTGTCGAATTATCGGAACTATTTTGGGTGGGAGGAGATGGAGAGGTTCAGGATGCGCCAGCAGGCGCTGAATACAACGCCGATCACACTACTGGCTGACAGCCTAAAGCAAATGCATCCGGAGGCGGTGCGGGTGCTGAATCGCTTCGGGGTGCGAACCAGTTGGCAGGTCAAGGTGGGACGCGGGCCCGAGGATCTGGATTGGATCCTTTTGGATACGAATGTCCACATGGCGTTCGTCGAATATTTTCTGGAGAATTCCAACACGATCTCGGTGATGGCGAAGCGCGGCCTGAGCGAGGGCGCATATCACTATGACCAGGACAAACTCGTTACGGATTACGAGCAATACGATCAGTTCACAGCCTGGCTGCTAACGCGGATGATGGTCACGAGGCCGTTTGGAAATGTCCCGCCACAATGGATGCCACCCTGGAACCCGCAGGCGGTGATGGAGATCATGGGGCTGACGCAACGCGAGTATGAGTTGCAAGAAGGAAAAGAAGACGAGGAGATGAGCAATGTCGCACGATGAAATGTGGAGGAACGAGGTCGCACGACGAGAGCGCGAGGCGGACCGGCTTTCACGCTTTATCCGATGCCGCCTGATGGCGATGGAGTTGGGCATGACCGTGATTGCGATGGATTTTACGAGCGGGCTGGCACTGATTCGATTTGACGGCGAGACGGGCCCGCTGTTGGCGGCTGGAAAAGGAGGCGGGGATGTCTAATAAAAACGTAAAACGAAAAGCAGGCATGGACCTGGGCAAGGTGCTGTTGTGGAGCGCGGTGTTGGTGGAAGCGCCGCGCTGGGCGGGGGCGATGCTGGCGGCGGACGTGAGCACGGTGCCGGACTGGTTGTCACTGGCGCTGAATGTGATGAACACGATCAGCGGAGTTTTTATGGGTGTGGTGATCGTGGTGGCCACGGCGTACCTGCTGGATGCGCTGCGGCAAACGAAGCCGACCGTGAGCGTGCGACGAAAGAATGAAACGATTGACCGCCCGAATTTTCGGTTCTGGGGGTTGATGGTGTTCGTGATCGGTTTGCTGGTGTTAACACCGTTCGTGCTGGGACCGTACATCGTGAGCCGGATGACAGGGGATGCGATTTCAGTGGTGCTGGCGCTTCCATTCTGGCAGTATGCCTGGGCGATCACGGTGGTGGTCGCGCCAGTGTTTGTTGTGGGAGGCGTGGCATTCGCACAGCCAGGGCTGGTGAAACTTTCAGAAAGTGGCGCGAAAGTTGCAGAGACGAATTCGGAAGAGAAGCCGAAGGTTACGAAGCCGAAGGATGCGAAGCCTGAAACGTTCGGCAAGTGGAAAACATGGAGGAAGGTCCCGCAGAGCGAGCGCGCGAAGATCGCGGGAATGACGGACGTGCGCCATGTGGAGGGGATGTATGGGGTGAGTGAACGCACCGCGTACAACTGGATGGAGAGCGCGAGGGAAACATCCAGTGATCAGTTATCAGTTGTCAGTGATCAGTCAGGAGGCTGAGATGACGAAGAAGATGGAGGCCGAGAATGGCAGACAAAACTGATCGGCCTGTGCCTGACGATTTGGAAAACATCGGGATGGGGTTGCCGTGCGCGGAGTGCGGCAATCCGACAAGCTGGCTTCCATGCTGGAACTGTTTCGGCGACGGCGGCTGGGATGACGAAGAACTGATGATGGAAGACCCGATGTGGTACGGGCCTGGTGATTATCGCCGATGCGAGGAGTGCTACGGCAAGGGCGGGCATCCTTATTGTTTGGAGTGCAGGAAAGTTGTTGAAGTGAAGAAGGAGAGCGAAGATGCCAGCATATAACTTTCAAGCGCGGTTTGTACCGAAGATCCTTGCAGGGACGAAGCCGCACACGATCAGGAAGCGCAGGAAGCATCCTACGAAGGTGGGAGATATTTTGTGGCTGTATTCGGGGATGCGGACGAAGACATGCAAACTGATTGCAGGCGCTCCGTGCGTCCGTGTCGAGCCGATTGTGATCTGGCCGTTCGAGGAGCGCGTTGCCGCAAATATTGATTTCAGCATTGTCCAATTGGCTTATGGCGATGGGTTCGATGGCCTGCCCGAGTTCTTTGATTTCTTTCGGCGAACGTATCGCGAGAAAGTACTGATTGATTTCGAGATCATTTTTTGGGATACGAAGAGCATGATCTCATCGAAGGATTTCGTTCGGTACTTATCGAAAGATGAATATCAGCGCGAATATTTGAATTCATGGCCTACGGAAGAGGTGCATCATGGCTAAAGATTGGTGGAACTATTCGTGGAATCTGGCGATGGGAAAGCGAGGCTGAGATGGCAATCGAATTCAAACGAGAAGACACACCGACCATCATGGATGGAATGGTGATCAGGTATCAATATGGCGATTTTGAAATCAACGCCGGAAGGAATGGCGTTTCAACGAACGGCTTTATGCCTAGGGTAACCGATCAGGAAGACCTGAATGTGATTATTGAATATTTGCGACGGGCGTTTCGCCAATATGTGCAATTGCGAACAGCCTATCACCCTGCTCCATTTACCGAAGAAGCATTTGATTAGGAGGTTGCGATGCAAAGACCTATCATCTTGGACGGCAAACCGTTTGATTGGAAAGAGGGCGAGAAGAATATGCTGAACGCAGTTGACGAAGCAGGCGAGGTCAATTGGCTGGCCGCTATGTCTGCCGATCCTGGTGTTATGCAATGCCCTTCATGCCTTGGATGGCTATGGCGTGAAGGTTCGAAAGTTCAATGCCCAGATTGTGGCGAGATTTTTCTTGTTAGTAATGGAGGCTGAGATGACAGATAAATTTGAGCAACACGCAGTAGTTGAGTTGTTCGGGCATCAGGTTATTGCTGGACTGGTGAGCGAGCAGGTGATCGGCGGGCAGGGATTTGTGCGGGTGGACGTGCCTACAGTGAATGAGCAGGCAGGGTTCACCAAATTCTACGGTGCAGGCGCGATCTATGCAATTACGCCATGCGATGAGTCGGCAGTAATGGAGGCCATTCGGAGGATCCAGCCGAAGCCGATCCAGATGTTTGTTTATTCCAGATCATTGCCATCACCTGATGAAGATGATGACGAGGAGTTGTGAGATGAACTTGAAAAACAAGTGTGCTGTATGCAAGAAGGATCTGGTGTATTTTCGCCAGGTGCTGATGATGGGTCCGCGTGGGTATCGGCGGTATGCGCTGTGCGATCGGTGCGCGGGGAAGGTAAATTCTCCCTCACCCCGGCCCTCTCCCGCTGGGAGAGGGGGCAGGCAAAAGGCAGGTGTGTGATGGATAACAAGGTTCGTGAATTGCCGATGTTGTTTCAGCCTGATATGGTGCGGGCAATTTTGCGCCAGGCATTCGACCAGGGTCTTTATCCCTGGCATGATTGGATGGAGTTTGCAAATCCAAAAACGCAGACGCGGCGGATCGTGCAATGGCCTGTGCGAATTGATGGCAAGAAGATCACCAAGGAAGCCTTCGAGAACGGGGTGAGCATTGCGCCTGATTGGGCGAATACGTCGTTCCTAAAATATTGCAGGTATCAGCCTGGGATGCGGCTATGGGTCAAAGAAACATGGGGAGTGTCTGAAAATATATTCTGCTGTGCGGAAGACCTGCCGAATATCAAAGTCAGTGAGGTGGGACCGTTTCATCCTGTCGTCCATTTTGCGGGTAAAGAAAATTATGCCTGGGGAATGTATGGACCGCCGAAAAAGAGATCGGCAAGATTCATGTTCAAAACTATGGCGCGAATTTGGCTGGAGATCGTTGATGTAAAGATCGTGCCAGTGCAAAAGATCACGCCGCGGGAATGCCTTTCTGAAGGTATTACTCTTTTACGTGATACCAATCTTCATGCTTTTGCGGCATTTCATGAGCGCTGGGATGAGATCAACGCCAAACGCGGATTTGGATGGGATAAAAATCCGTGGGTCACTCCTTTGACATTCAAGGTGCTGGAGGTTCATCATGGCTAAAGACTGGTGGAACTATTCGTGGAATATTGCGGTGGGATGCACGATGGTCTCAACCGAGTGCGTGAATTGTTGGGCGCAGACGATGGCGAAACGTCTGCGGGCGATGGGGCGCGAGGAGTATCAGAACGTGGTGACGGACGAGGGGCATTGGACAAACCAGGTGACGATGATCAGCGATCGGTTGGGGGATCCGCTTAGGCTGAGGAAGCCGCGGGTGATCGCCGTCAATTTGATGGGGGACTTGTTCCATCCGTCTGTGCCGGTGGCGTTCATTTCGGCAGTCTTCGATGTGATGTATCAATCGCCGAGGCACACGTATATCCTGCTCACGAAACGGCCTGAGCGGGCGCTGGAGGTGCTGAATTATGCGATGGTGATGGGGACGGGGAGCACGCGGCCGATGAAGCACGTGTGGATCGGGACGAGCGCAGGCAACCAGGCGGGGGCGGACGCGCGGCGGGATTCGCTGTGGGGGTTGGCGGCGGCGGGCTGGAATACGTGGGTTTCGAGTGAGCCGCGCATTGGTGTGATCAACTGGAGCGGGTGGGAATTCTTGAAGTGGATGGCGACGGGCGGGGAGAGCGGTCCGCGTGCGCGTCCAATGGATCCTGCCTGGCCGCGGGCGGATCGGGAGTGGTGCCGCGAGCATGGGATCAAGTGGATGTTCAAGCAGTGGGGGGAATGGTGTCCGCTGGATCATCTGTCGTGGGTGACGGATGATACTACGTTCGGTTGGTGTCCTGTGGCAGCCGAGAGCGGGGCGTGGATGTGCCGTGTGGGAAAGGCGCGGGCGGGGCATGTGTTGGATGGGGAGGTTAGTCGGATGGTCGGATGGTCGGATGGTCCGATGGTCGAGGAGGGGCGATGAACGAGATGATCGTGGTGGAGGATGTGGTGAGCGAGGATTGCGTGCGGAAATTGCACGTGATGAGCAATGCGCCCATTTCCATGCAGTTGCCTGCGGGCGCGACGGTAAAGCAAACGCAGGAGGCGGGGGTCTATCATCTTCGGGCGGAGTGGCCGTATCGAGGCGTGCTGGATATAAAAAGCGATTACTGGCCGAGGCCGAAACGGTTGGTGGTCTGGTCATTGATTGGAGAGGAACATGAGGTCGAAGCAATTTTAGAAGCGATAGGTGAGTTCGATAGATTGTTTGGTCATGCGCCTGGATTTATTTTTTTACGACGATTGCCCAGCGACGTGGAACACGGAAAGGATCTGTTCGGGATGGTTTTTTTAGAGACCGAATGGATGCTCGAAAAATGTGTCGCAGTCGGTGGATGGTAGAAGGAGATAATCATGGACGGACTGGACGGATTGAAACAATGGAAATGCGAGCATGGTCACGTGCTGGGAGTGATACGGCGCGAGGCGGTGAGCGCGAACGGATCCACATATCACGCGACGCGGTTGATGTTGTTTCGCCAGGCGATTGACCTTGACGCGGGCGCAATGCTGGACGTGGACGTGATCGCATTGATCGAGGGGACGACGCTGGACGTGCGTTGTTCGGTGCAGGGTTGCGGGGCAACGCGTACCTGGTGGATCGGCGAGGCGGCGCTGGAACGACTGATGGAGGGGATGAGGTTGGAGGTGAGAGATGTCGCAGTTTCTAAATGACATGCGGGACAAGATCCGCGTGAAGCAGTATGCTTATAAAACCGAAAAAACTTATCTGGCTTGGGCAGAGCGCTATATTCGATTTCACGGAATTCGCCATCCGAAAGAAATGGGGCAGGTGGAGATCGAGAAGTTTTTGACGCACCTGGCGAATTTGGACGTGAGCGCATCCACGCAGAATCAGGCGCTGGCGGCGATCCTGTTTATGTACCGCGAGATGCTGAACATGACGTTTGAAAACATCCAGGCGGTGCGTGCAAAGCGATCTACGCATATTCCAACGGTGTTGACGGTGGATGAGATGAAGCGGGTATTGTGCCGCCTGCGCGGGGTGTATCACATCATTGGTTTTTTGCTGTATGGCAGCGGAATGCGTTTGATGGAATGTATGCGCCTGCGCGTGAAGGATGTGGATTTGGAATTGCGAACGATCACCCTGCGCGACACGAAGAGCAATCGGGATCGGGTGACGGTGTTGCCAGAGTCTCTCATAGAAGTCTTGAGAGATCATTTGAAGCATGTTAAATTGCAACACGAGGAAGATTTGAAGAAAGGATTTGGAAGCGTAGAAATGCCTGGCGCACTGGCAAGGAAATATCTGAATGCGGAGTTTGAATGGGGCTGGCAGTATGTTTTTCCTGCTGGTCAGTTTTCACGCGATCCAAGAAGTGGAGTTGTGCGTCGTCATCACCTTTATGAGACTTCGGTGCAGAAAGCGGTTCGCAAGGCGGCCATGGAATCGGGAATCACGAAGCCGGTGGGTCCGCATACGTTTCGCCATTCGTTTGCGACTCACCTTTTGCAAGGAGGAACGGATATTCGGAAAATACAGGAATTGCTCGGGCATAAGGACCTAAAAACCACGATGGTTTATACCCACGTGGCTGGGATCGGCGCGGGGGTGAAATCACCCCTGGACAGTATGGTTATTAGTGACCCGGTGGGTCTCTAATAATGAGTTAGGTGCTACATGAGAATACAAAACCGTCGCATACCGAATACGCCTCGCCTTTGCCCGTTTTGGGGCTGCGTCTATAACGAGTCGCATGAGTGCGATAATCCGCAAATCAACCGTGGTAACAGCGATGCTCGTTGCCACAAAATGAACCCTGCGCAAATTATTACGCACCTAACAATGCGTGCAGTGGATGTGTGGGACTCTGCGCGGTTTTCAAGTATTTTTCTGGCTTCGGGTTTATCCTGCTCTCAGGCATTTTCCTAGCCCTCCCACACACCACTAACGCAAACCGTTCTACCGCCCCTTGCCAAATGAGGTATTTATGAAATACAAAGTTTCTGCAACATACGTTTTTGAAGTTGAGGCCGATGAGCCAGAATGGGCGCAGGAAGAGATTGACATAAAGTGCCTGCGTATGCACGTGTATAACCTAAATGGTACGCCAATTTTTCCGTCTTGGGATGTTGAGGCGGTAGAACACACGCTTGCACCAGACGGGGCTAAGGCTCTGCCCAAATGTGAGTGTGGTGGTAAATATTTTCATAAAGATTGCAAGTTGGTTTATTCAACCCGCCCCGCTGGTAAAGCGTAACCCGTTCACTAGCAGGGCTTGACGCGCAGAGGATTTAGCGCGAAAATATAGGCAACAATCAAATATCCGCAGGCCTAGCATATTGGCGGGGCCGATTCTGACGATTGAGCACCGTCGTGCATTTTGCACGGCGGTGTTTTGCGTTTTATCCCTGAGCGGAGCGGGGAACCCCACCCCTAGCCCCTCCCCAAATGGGTACATTTGGAGAGGGGAAAAGAAAAGGAGATTTCCATGTTCGAGTTTTCTGTCACCCCTGAATTTTTGGTTGTGATCGTGGCCGGTTTGCTGGCACTGGTGTTCGATTATTTTCCAGTGGCGGCGAAATGGTACGACGGACTGGAGGCCGCGACGAAGCGCCAGTTCATGCTGGCGCTGGTGATCGGCGTGGCGCTGGTCATTTTTGCAGGCCAGTGTTTTAACCTGTTCGTGACGAACTTGGTCTGTTCGGTGAAAGGCGGATTCGACACGCTGTACATCGTATTCCTGGCTATCAGCGTGAACCAGGGCGTCCACTTTTTGACGAAACCGACGAGCGCCTTCCGCAAGCGCATGTTTTTTGGCTCGAAAGCCGCCGCGAAGAAATAACGACGCATGACGCAAGATCCGTTGATGCTGGTGTGGCAGCAATATGGATGGCTGGGCTTCCTGGGCTATGTGATGGTCCGGGAGGTCTGGCCGTTCGTTCGCGAGAAGGTCTGGCCTGAAAAGATAGCGCAGGCGAAGATAGAGAAACAGCGCATGATTAATTTGGAGGATCGTCAAATGAATGCGGTGGACCGCCAAGTGGCGGCAGGCGAGGCGATGACCCTGGCGGTGCAGAATATGGCGATAGCAATCACAACTAACAATGAGCGGTTGTCCACGTTGATCTCGGGACATTCGATCCACGCGCAGGATACCGTAGATGCGATCATGCTCATGCGCGAGCGGACGAACCCACATGCGGTGAAAGCGCAGGATAAGACGGAATGAAAATGAGAAAGCAAGGCATCCTTGATCGAACCGAATTAGAACTTGCCTATCCAGAATTTCATACCGGCATACTTCCGACGGTTCTGGCGGATGCAGATTATCCGTTACCGGGAGCGATCTGGGGCATTGACATCAGCCATTGGACAGGCATTGTCCCGGACTGGAACGTGGTCAAGGCAAGCGGATGCAGATTTGTCATTATCAAGGCGATGCACGGCAAGGTGCGCGCGAATTACTTTGTCGAGAATTACAGCGGCGCGAAGGCGGCTGGCCTGCCGGTCTCACACTACCACTGGCTTTGCCCAACGCGGCAGGTCTCGGTGAACGGGCAGGCGCGTGAATATAGATTGCTGTGCGACCAGTATCCGCCCGATTTTATTTCTGTAACCGATTTTGAGTGGACACCGTTCACCTACAAGGAGGGAGGGTCATCGAAAACCATCACGACCGAAATTGACGACCTGGCCTCTTTTATGGCAACCTGGAAGGCGGAGACGGACAGGAAGATCGGCATCTATTCCAACCCCAGTTACTGGCAGGAACACGGAAGTCTGAAAACAGAGTGGATGCAAAAGATGCTATGGATCGCAAATTATGGCGAACATGAACCGCTTGAAGAACCCAACACACCCCTGCCATGGGGCAAGGGCGGTCATGTGTTCTGGCAGTTCACGGAAAATCTCGACGGCGACATGATTGGAACAGCGCCGGGAGAACGCAGAGTTGACGGAAATTATTTCAATGGCGATGAAGCCGCATGGCAGGCATTCATCAGCGGGGTAGTCCCCGAACCAGAACCGGAACCAGAACCAGGAGAAAGCATGTACAAGGCACACAATCCAAGCGCGTTGAATTTACGCACTTCCCCCGGCGGGTCAATCATAACGCTCATGCCCGCCAACACACTCATCGAAGGCACGGAGATCGTGACGGCAGCGGATGGTGGCAAATGGTTGAAGACCACCCTTCCGCAGGCGGGTTATTGCGCGTCGTGGCTACTGGTCTACGATGAAGTTCCTCCCGTGGTGGGTGACGTAACCATCGAGCAGAACATGGAGCAGTTCGTCAACGGCGAGAAGTGGATCCCAGCGCAGGGCAATCCGATCCAGTTCGTCAAGGCTGGCTGATGGATCTTGCAATACAAGGAACCCAGCGCGGCACGGTTTGGATCACACAATCCGAACCCTATAACCCCAGTGGAAATATTGTTACTGAGGAAGGCCTATATTGCCTGCTGCCGCAGTATCTCCCGGATGGGTACATCGGGAAGACGCTGGAACTTGTGCTGCATCAGCAGGCGCAGGACGGTCAAGTTCACGGTGCGCCAGAGACCATCAAAGGGGGCGACAACCACAAGATAGACATGGACGAGGCCTATCAGTGGTTTTGGTTCGGCCTGCTGGAGGAGTTTGCGCCGCCATCCATGAGCGAAGCCGAACTGAAAAAGCAATGGGCGAAGTTGACGAACGGTCACCTGGCGTTTACCAACCAAAACGGGTCCGATACGCATCGAGACTATATCAACGACACGCATCGCGAAATGGGGCCGATGCGCCAGGAGACGATCACCTGCTGCCGGAATGTGGTCAAGCGCGCTGGCAATCCGTTCCGCTCAGGCGGGATGGACTGGCTGCCGACGCATACGATCAACCGGGACGAACCGCCGCCGAGCGTGGCCGAGGTGAAAGCCAAGCCGTGGCTGATTCACAGGGCGCTGGTGATCCGTTCAAATCAATTGGAGGACGGGACGTACATGGAGAACCCATTCGATCATCTGCAAGGCGCGGATGTGCCCGTGCCGTGGGCGTCGCATGGAGGTATCAATGCGCTGCCGCTGGACAGGCTGTCGCCGCTGTACATTGGCGACCTGATGCCGGGTTACTACAACCCGCCAAGATAAGGAATTGTAATGCCTGTTGCGAAGCCGAAATTCGAACTGTCCGACGATTACGTCCAAATAGCCCTGGGGCTGGAATTGCCCGAGGTTGAGCTGGAGGGTGTATCTGTCGAGGAAGCCCGCTTGCGATCTGAGGCGGGACGTTCGGCTTTGCTGGCATTGAAAGCGACTGACAAACAACCCGCTGGCGTGCCGATCCCGCCTGTGTATAACCCGAAGAGGTAGGGCGGTCACGCAGATCCGCCCCGACAACGAGAAGAGAAGAAATGCCAATTTCACCGCCCGCCTATCAACTAAAGTTCGACTTGGACCTTCCTGAGGAAGAGTCCAATTCTGCTTTAAGTGCGGAGGAGATCAATCTCCGTGAGGAGGCGGCGCGCAAAGCATTCGAGAACGGTGAGAGTTTTCCTAAAGACGAGAATGGGAAACCGATCGCACCCTACAACCTGGCTTTGTATATTTCCATGCGGATCGGACGGTGGCCGTTCCGCGTAGCGGCATTGATCATGTGGCTGGCCACCCCGAGAAAATATCGGTGGCCGAAGACGCAGGACGAGCTTGCGAACCTGCTCGGGATGGGCAGTGACCGCCAGTTCAGCGTGTGGCGCTCCAAAAACCCGTCCATTGATTTGATGATGGCGGAGGCGTGGAAAAAGAACGCCGTCGAACGTTTACCAGACAGTCTGGAGGCGATGTACGAAGTGGCGGCCACCCCCGATTACAAAGGCAAGGGCGATCGGGAATTGCATTACAAGCTTGCCGAGATTTTACAAGACCACTCGACGATCAATCTGAATGCGGCTAGCGGCGATGCGGATGATGTGTTGAAAAATATCCCGTTCGCGAAACTGTTGGAGTTGGCAGGCGTCAACACCCCCGAACGGATCGCAGAGTTCAAGGCAAAGATCGCGCGAGAACACACCGAGCAGGTGCGGGTAGAAGAGGAAGCGAGGAAAGATGCTTCCGAGTAATTCTTCCGTCTTGCAACTCCATCAGGATCAGTTTCTGGAAGAGGCGGCGGGGCGCGTCGTGGCTGTTAATGACCTGGCTTCATACGGCGAATACATTTATCCAGAATGGTTCCACGCGCATGACATGCACCGCTTTATCGCCTATTATCTGGAGCAGGTTGTTAGATATTTAGCGACAGGCGGCAAAGAGGGGATCGAAAACCTGATGATTTTGACTCCCCCGCAACACGGGAAATCGGTGGAGGTATCGAATATTTTCCCATCCTGGACGTTGGGGAAACTGCCGAACACGCGCATCCTGATGGCTTCATACGGAGCAGACCTGGCGACCGATAACAGCCGCGAAGTGAGAAACATTGTGGTCTCTCCCGAGTTCCAGGCCGTGTTCGGAAAGTTCGGGGCATCTGAAGAACCTGTGCAGTTATCGTCCGATTCGAGGGCAACATCGAAGTGGGACTTGGCGAAGCCACACCGAGGTGGCATGATCGCCACGGGCGTGGAAGGTGCTTTCTCTGGACGCGCAAAAGGTCTCGTGTTGTTGGATGACCTAATCAAAGACCACCGCGCGGCCGAAAGTCAATCGGTGCGTGATGACACCTGGGATTGGCTGAGGTCATCGGTCATCCCGCGCGCCAGAGCGATGGTGCTGGTGATGACGCATTGGCACGCAGACGACCCCGCTGGACGATTTATGAAACTGATGATCAAGAACCTGAAGGCCAAGCAGTGGGTCATCATCGTATTGCCCTGCGAAGCATTTGAGAAAGCCGAATATGCGGCATCGTTCGAGGAGCAACGCAAGAGGATGCTGGAGGGCGTGTATCTGCCATTGAAGGATCCGCTGGATCGGGAGCCTGGCGAAGTGTTATGCCCCGCGCTTCTCTCGAAGGAAGAGATGCTCAAGATCAAAGCGACTTCCGATAAATATTATTTCCTGTCGCTGTACCAGCAAATGCCCTACGCCAAAGAGGGGAATACGTTCAAGCGAGATTGGTTCGCCATCGTGGATCAGGGACCTGGGGCAAACGTGTGGGCGAGGATGCGAGCTTGGGACAAGGCGGCCACCGCTGGGGGCGGAGCGAGAAGCGCCAGCGTCAAGATGAGTTGGGGGAGGGACGAATTTATTTATATCGAGCACGTGACTGCCGATCAACTTTCATCTGCAGAGCGAGATGCAATGATGATCAAGATCGGATTGGAAGATTATCACAACGATGGGGCGTTCTTAATCTGGCATCCGCAGGACCCTGGGAGCGCAGGACTGGACAGCGCACAAGCATTCAACAACCTGCTGGCGGACAAGGGATTGGTTGGCACGTTCGACCAGGTGACGGGCGGCAAGGAATATTACGCGGGAATGCTGGCCACCAAAGCCATGAGCGGACGCGTGCGCCTGGTGCGCGGCGGATGGAACGATGATTTTATTGACGAGATGGTTGCGTTCCCGAAAGGTGTTTTCAAGGATCGAGTGGACGCGGCTGGAAGCGCATTCAATCAACTGCGGCAGATCGTGGATCAGTTGAAAGAGGCCGCGGAGCAAGAAGATGATGATTTGGTTTTCGAGGAGCGGGTGCAGATAAGCCCCGTGTAAAAAAGTTGAAGGTTGAAAGTTGAAGGTCAACGCATGAATTCGAGCATCGGTTTGCGTGAGAGAGTTGGTAATTTTCTACTTGGAAAAGAATTCAAGCAGACGATTGATTCGTTACGCCAGGAAACCACACAACACGAGTTCAACGAGGAAGTGCTGACCGAGCGCATGGCGGAACTGGAACTGGCGCTCGAAGACGCCAACTGGATGCGCCTGATGCTCGAGGGGCAACAGGAGTTCAGCCGGGACGGGGTGAAAAAGATCACCGAACTGGCGCGGATGATGTTCATCAAGAACCCGCTGGTGAACCGCGCCGTGCTGGTGCAGGCTTTATACGTGTGGGGGCAGGGCGTGAATGTTAAATACAAAAATCCCACGCTCAATAAGGTGCTGCAGGATTTTTGGGACGACGAGAAGAACCGCGCCGAACTGACGAGCCACCAGGCGCAGATATACAAAGAATACGACCTGCGCGTCGAAAGCAATATCTTCTTTGTGTTCTTCACGCGGCCTTCGGATGGACGCGTGCACGTGCGGACGCTGCCGTTCGACGAGATCACGGAGATCGTGAGCGATCCCGAGGACGCCAAGGCGCCGTGGTATTACGTCCGCTCGTGGACGGAGAAGGGGCTGACGAGTAACGGGAGACGCGCCACGAAATCCAGAAAGGCGATCTATCCCGATTGGAAATATAACCCGAAGACCAGGCCCGTCAAGGTGATGGGGATGGGCGTGCAATGGAACTCGCCGGTGTATCACGTGCGAACAGGCGGGATGAGCGCGTGGAAATTCGGCGTGAGTGAGATCTACCAGGCGATTGACTGGGCGCGGGCGTATAAGGAATTTTTGGAGGACGTGGCGAGCCTGATGCGGGCGCACAGCCGCTTTGCCTGGAAGCGGGTGACGAAGGGCAAGAGGGCGATTGCGGCGGAGAAGGCGAAACTTGCGACAACGCTGGCCAGCGGCGGGACGGATGCGGAGACGAATCCGCCACCGGTCACAGGAGCGATGGCATTCCTGGGCGAGGGGACGGACCTGCAACCCATGCAGGTGCGAGGCGCGGCGATCTCCGCAGACGACGGACGCAGGTTCCTGCTGATGGTAGCCGCGGCAGTGGGATTGCCTGAGACGTATTTCGGTGACGTGAGCGTGGGAACGTTTGCCACGGCAAAGACGATGGACCGCCCGACCGAACTGGCGATGAAAGAACGCCAGACGATGTGGACGGACATCCTGCGATCCATTTTCAATTTTGTTTTATTGAAGGCAATGAAGGCGCATGCATCGCCGATCAAGTCGCTGGGAAAAGTTGATAGCACAGAGGATGAAGGCGAGGTCGAGGAGAAAATCATCTGGAATGAAGGCGTGAACACGATGCTGGATATTGACTTTCCGCCCATTTTGGAGAAGGACATCCAGACGGCGGTGCAGGCGGTGGTGACCGCACTGACGTTGAACGGCCAGCAGTTGACCTTGCTGGATGAACAGACCGCAACGAGGCTGATCTTGAAGGCGATGGCTGAGGATGATGTAGATGAGATCATGGCTGGGTTGTTCCCCGAGGGCGAGACGGTGCCTGCGGGGAAGGGTCAGCCTGCTCCGACCGCGCCGAGCGAGGCGTTGGTGAAGGAAGCGGCGAGGAAACTCGTGGCCGCGATTATTGATGCGAAGAAGGAAGTCGCCAGTGAATAGTGATCAGTTTTCGGTGATCAGTGAACAGTCTGATGCGTTGCTCGAGCGGAGCGAGTCCTTGCTGGCCGCGGCGGAAGAGTTCGTGGAGGCTGTCCAACGGTCGAGACGGATGAAGCGCAAGGAGCAGATCGGGCGCAGGCTGGAACTGGCGATGCGGAAAGCATTCCGCGAGCAGGGCAGGCAGTTCGAGCGGGCGTTGCGAAAATTCCGTGATCGGTTCGAGACCCCACCCCCGACCCCCAAAAAAATCGAAGAACACGATTTGGAGAGGGGAGAAGACGAAGGTATGCACCTGCAGGAGGCGATCCTGTCTTCGGAGTGGATGTTTGTTTTCCATATGGTGGCGCAGAAGACGTTGAAGTTATTCAGCAAGCCAATTGACGATGCGGCGCGGAAGGCACTGCTTGCAGGCGCGGCGAGCGAGATTGCCAGCCTGGATATGAACATTTCGTTCGACCTGGCGAACCCGAGCGCGGCGGCGTTCCTGGATCAGCACGGCGCGCGGATGGTGACGAAGATCAACGAGACAACGCGGGATTATATCCAGACCCTATTGGAGCAGGCGGCGAACGAGGGATGGTCGTACGACCGAACGGCTGAGGCGATCATCGAGCGTTACGAGGAGTTTGCTATCGGCAAGCCGCAGGCGCACATTGACAGCCGCGCGCACCTGGTCGCTGTGACCGAGTCGGGCAATGCATATGCCGAAGGCCAGTTGCAGACAGCGCGTGATTTGAAGGCGGCAGGACTACCGATGGAAAAGTTCTGGAGCACAGTTGGAGACGATAAGGTAAGCGACGGATGCCGCGCGAACGAGGCGATGGAGTGGATCGAATTGGATCTGCCATTTCCAAGCGGACACCAGAGACCGCTGCGATTCCCTGGCTGCCGATGCGATCTGATGACGAGACGCAAGCAGTAATCAGTTTTCAGTGATCAGTAATCAGTGAGTGAACGAGGAGTAACGATATGCCAGCAATCAAAGCGCACAAGATGCCTGTGGATAAGACGGGCAGTTGGGACGGACCGAAGGCCGTGTCGGGGGCGCCGAACGAGGCGGCCACGCTGAGCCACATGCACGCGTGGTTTTCAGGAAGCGAGCCTGATAAGAAGGCATCCTATAAATTTCCGCACCACGAGGCAGGCACGGACACGCCCGCGGTGATCGCTGGCGTGAACAATGCGCTGGCGAGGCTGGCGCAGGCGAAGATCCCCGAGGGGGATCGCGCGGGCGTGGAAGCGCATCTTCGCAGACACCGCAAGGACGCGGGAATCAAGGAATCCATGAGCGAGGCGGAGATTGCCGAGGCGGTAAAGTACTTCAAGAAAATGGACGACTTGAAGGTTGTGGAAACTGCCGCGTTGACGGAGGCGATTCGCTTGCAGGAGAAAGCCAACCTGGGCGAATGGCTGGAGGCGCGCATCCACATGATGTTCACGGACGCGGCAGATGGCATGTTCGGCGACGGGCTGATGAGTCGCGAGGAGCGGATCGCATTTTCGGGAGCCATCGGCGAGGCGCTGACGGTGTTCAACGCCAGTGTGCAGAAGAATATTCCGCAGGTGTATCAACGGATGCCTTTTGAAGGTCCGCCGGAGGGGGATGTGTCCGTGAGCGAATCCCACCTAACCCCACCTAACCCCGGCCCTTCCCTGGCAGGGAAGGGAGATTGGGAAGGGGAGCAGATTGCGCTGATCGAATCGGCTCTGGCGTTGCAGGAGAAAGCCGTTCGACAAGACGGCACGGCGTTGATGAAGGTCATCAAGTCAGGCTGGGGATCGAGCGGTTTTTATCCGAAGGAAGTTCTGCAGCGGGACGGGGCAAAGGCCTTCCCGAAGGGAACGAAGATGAATTGGAATCACCCCACGCCCGTGGAGGAAGCGGAACGACCCGAAGGCAATCTCAACGACCTGGCGTCCGAGTTTGTGAGCGACGCGCACTGGATGGATAACGGGCCGAAGGGACCCGGGTTGTATGCGGACGCGAAGGTGTTCGAGGGATACCAGGGCGCGGTCAACAGCCTAGCGCCGCACATTGGGGTGAGCATCAATGCACACGGAAAGGCGATACAGGGCAGCGCCGAAGGGAGGGAAGGCAAGATCGTGCAGGAGATCATGGCAAGCCCGTTCAACCGCGTGGATTACGTGACGATGCCCGGCGCGGGAGGGGAGGTCATTTCCTTGTTTGAAGCGGCGAGAAAGCCGTTGGCTGTTGGCGGTCAGCAGTTGGCGGATGCCGATAAAAAAACCACGACAGGGACGGTCCCTGACGCGGAGGCCACCACTCGTGTGGCGAATTCCAAATCCAAATCGGAGGAAGATATGGCAGAAGAAAAATTGCAGGAGGCGGTCGCCACATTGAGAAGCGATCTCGATAAGGCGAGCACCGACAACGCCCGACTCAGTGAAGCCCTGGCGCTGCGAGATGCGAAGGACATGGCGCGCGAGGCGGTGAACGCCGTCAACGGCCTGCCCGACGTGACCCGAGCGCGGCTGATCGAAAGCCTGGCGAAGAACCCGCCCATGAAGGACGGGTCGCTGGACAAGGAAGTCTTCAAGAACCGCATCGAGGAAGCGGTCAAGGCCGAAATCCAGTACCTGGAGAAGGTGGCCGGGCTTGGCAAGATCCGCGGCCTGGGCGAGAGCGCGGAGGACGATGACGCCGAGGTTGACGAGGCCAAGATCGAGGAAGATTTGACCGAGTCATTCGCCGCGCTGGGCCTGAGCGAGGCTGGCGTGAAGATCGCGGTGAAAGGCCGCAAGTAAACCCCACCCACCCCTATCCCCCGACCCCTTTCCCCAAATCAAAGAACGATTTTGAGGAAGGGGAGAAGACGGAAGGGAAAAAGTGGAACATCAGTGATGAGGTGAAACATGGCAAAGAATATTGTGCATGAGCCTGGATATAAATTGGCGGTGGTTGTGACGGATCCAGCCACTCCCGCGAGCGGCGATCCCGTTCGTTACGGCAACCTGACCGGCCTAGCAATGACCGATGAAGGCGAAGGCGGGAACATTGCCACCGAGACCACGGTGGACTTTGGCCCGTTCGTTGCCGACCTTTCGGTGAAGGCCGTGGATGGAAGCGGCGACAGCCCCGTGGCCGTGGGCGATGCGCTGTGGTACGTGGACGCAGACACGCCGAAAATCAGCAAGAAGGCAACGGGCTATTTCTACGGCTTCGCGCTGGAAATCATCGCTTCGGGCGAGACGGACACGATCAATGTGATGCACGTGCCCGCGCCTGGAACGGGAACGCTGGCAGCCGGTTCGATCGGCACCACGCAACTGGCCAACAACGGCGTGACTGCAGGCAAACTGACGGCCACGCTCGGGACGGGCTTCGTGCCGCTGCCGCTGGCAGAGGCGCGCGAGATTGCCACCAATGACATCGCCGCATTGGCCGCACAGGGCGGCCTGCTGGCGCTCGATTCCACGCCGATCCTGAAGCGCACCAACGGCGCGACGGACAAGAAGCTGTACGTCGAGTGGGCCGCAAGCAACAGCGACGAGATCGCGTGGGACTTCGTCTATCCGCCCGACCTGGACGATACGGCGGTTGTGACCATCCACCTGTTGGCGAAGATGAACGGCGCGACTAACACGCCCGTGATCGCGGTCTCGTATTTCGAGGGCATCGGCGATTCCAACGCGGGCGGGAACACCGCGGCGTTGAGCGATACGCTGGCCGAGGTGACCGTTGAAATTGCGGCAGCGGCTGTGGGTGCGGCTCCGACAGGCGCGAGCGTGGGACTTGTGCCAGGCGCACACACCACCGACAAGGTGCAGTTGCTGGGCGCGTGGATCGAGTACACGCGGAAATAGACCCCTATCCCAACCCCACCCCCTGCCCCTCCCCAAATGAGTACATTTGGAGAGGGGAGCAGAGGTGGACAAGAATTTTCTTGAAACAAGAGGTGAAACATGGAGTTCCTTGAAGTAATCGAAACCATCCGCGCGGAGGAAGCCAGCCCTGAGAGGCTATTCGGAGGCGAGGGTGCGGGCGTGCGTAAGAATGTCTTACGCAAGAACCCGATGTATCCAAAAATGCTTTCGGAGGCGGCGAAATTCGTGGCGCAGGTTGTGAAAGGCCAGCGCTCGATGCGCCACTTGCAGGAGGCGATGACGACCAGCGACTTCCCGTACCTGTTTGGCGACATCCTGGACCGCCAGGTGCTGGCGGCCTACCAGGAAGCCCCGTCCACGTGGAGCAATTACGCGAAGCGGGCGACCGTGCGCGATTTCCGCACCGTGAAGCGCTTTGGCGTGTATGGCGCGGACCAGGTGCTGGCGGTAGTACCCGAGAATAAAGAGTATCCCAAGTCGAAGATTGACGAGGATACCCCCTACAGTTACGCGGTGAACGTGTATGGCCGCCAATTGGGCTTCTCGTTCCGCACGGTGATCAACGACGACCTGGATGCGCTGACCGACGGCCCGGTGCGCCTGGGACGCGCGGCGCGGCGCACCGAGCAGAAGTTCGTGACCAGCCTGTACGTGGACGCGAGCGGTCCGCACGCGTCGTTCTTCACGGTTGGCAACGGCAACATCATCACCAGCAACCCCGTGCTTTCGCTGGCGGCGTTGCAGACGGGCATGGAGATCCTTTCCAAGCAGGTTGACCAGAACGGCGAGCCGATCGTGATCGAGACCGTCGAACTGGTGTGCGCGCCTGCGTTGGAAGTGACGGCGCTGAACTATCTCAATGCCTTGCAGATCGATTTGACCGAGAAGGGCGGCACGAGTAACCGCAAACTGGTGAGCCAGAACTGGATGAAGACCAGGTTCCGCCTGAACCTGGATTACTACATCCCGATCGTGGCGAGCACGGCCAATGGTCACACCAGTTGGTTCCTGTTCGCGAATCCCGACAACGGACGGCCTGCGCTCGAGGTGGGCTTCCTGCGCGGGTACGAGGAACCGCAGGTGTTCATGAAACAGCCGAACGCAGTGCGCGTGGGCGGCGGCGGAGCCGAGGAATTCGACTTCGATACCGACAGCCGCGAGTACAAGGTGCGCCACATCCTGGGCGGCACACGCATGGACCCGAAGATGGCTGTGAGCAGCAACGGGTCGGGCGCGTAGTTCCAACCCCCATCCCAACCCCCCCCCCTAACCCCCTCCCCATTTTCAAAGAACGAAAATGGAGAGGGGGAACCAAGAGGCGAGAATGGCTTTCACGTATGACGTAGCGACCGAGATCGGACAGGTGCGGATGCTGATCCCTGATCGGGATGAGGCAAACGTGATGTTCACGGACGAGGAGATCCAGGCGTACCTGGATATGAACGCGTCGGTGAAGTACGCGGCGGCAGATGCGCTGGACACGATTGCCAGCGACCAGGCGTTGACATTGAAGGTTATCTCGCTGTTGGACCTGCGGACGGATGGGTCTGCAACGGCGAGGGCGCTGATGGAGCGCGCAGACAAGTTGCGGACGAGGGCAGATGCGGAAGCGGAGGCAGATGAGGCGGATGCAGGCGATCTGTTCGATTATGGCGAGATGGCGACGAATGAGTTCACGAAGCGCGAGCGCGTGATGAAGCAAGCAGAGAGAGAGCAGTGAACAGTGAACAGTGAACAGTGATCAGTGAGAAAAGACCATGAGTCGAATTGTTCACCCACGGATGATGGAGTACCTGGAGCGTGATTTTTTCGCGCAACGTTGCGCGTTGAAGAAACCAACGAAAACGCAGGATACGACAGGCGCGGAGACGGTAACGCACGCTGTAAAGCCTGGGTATGAGGCGATCCCGTGCCGAGTGGGTCCTTCGGCAGGCGGAGAGCGGCGCACCAACCAGCAGGTATACCTGGATGCGACGCACCGGATCGTACTATCCGGCCAGTTTGCGGACGTGACCGAGGAGTGGGTCGCAGAGGTGGATTCGCAGGAGTATCAAATCCTGCTGGTGGCGAAGGACGCGGAAGGTGTGATGACGCGGTTGGAATGCAGGATAGTCAGATAATTGGAGATTGGAGAATTGGATGACTGGAAATGTTGTGATCGGCGAGGAAGAACTCATACGAAAATTCCGAGCGATGAGTGCGGCGGTGAAGGGGCAGGCGCTTGGCAACACCGTTTTGGCTGGCGGACTGGTCATCCTGAACGCGGCGCGAGGCAATATCAAGTCGCAGGGATTGATCGAGACTCGCACGTTGAGCAGGTCGCTGCACGAAGAGGTTACAGAGCAATCGTCCACGCAAGCGGCGGTGGAGATCGGGACGAATTTAGAGTACGCCGCGATCCACGAGTTCGGCGGTGTGATCAAGCCGAAGAACGCGAAGTACCTGGCGATCCCGGTGGGATCGTATAAGGGAAGTCCGCGGACCCATGCGGATCTGAAATTACGCAAGACGAAGAAAGGAAACCTGGTGATGGTGGATGCGAGCGGCGCGGTGCAGTACGTGTTGAAGGCGAGCGTGGAGATTCCCGCGAGGCCGTACCTGCGGCCAGCATTGGATGAACACAGGGTAGCGGCACAGAACGAGATGGCGGAGGCTTTCAAGCAGTTGGTGATGAAGGCGGCGGGGGGATAAATTAGGAATTAGGAATTAGGAATTAGGAATTATTAAGGATGAAAAATGTTTGTTGAGGACTTATTCAGTTTTTTGAGCGACCAGGCGACGAACGCGGCAGCGAGGATTTATCCAAATGTGCTGCCACAAGGTGTGACATTGCCTGCGATCCGATATTTTCAGGTGAGCGATCCGTCCATGCATACGCAGAGCGGACGGAGCAATTTGAGACATCCGCGCTGGCAGTTGGATTGTTACGCCGAGACTTACCTGGCGGCGAGATCGCTGGCGGAGCAGGTTATCACAGCGATTGACGGGTACACGGGGTTGATGGGATCGTCCACGTGTCACGCAGGGTTCGAGGAGAACATGCGCGATAACCACGATCCAGAGACAAACCGTCACTGGGTGAGCGTGGATGTGGAGATCTGGTATTCGGAGTAGCGTCAGTAATCAGTGATCAGTTATCAGTGAAAGGAGATGCGATGGCAAAGAAGAAAAGGGAAGATTTAAATCCAGACCAACCCAACCCCCAGCCCCTTCCCAAATGGGAAGGGGAGCAGGCGGCGGCACCGTATACGATTGGGTTGTGGGCGAACCTGCCGCAATACGTCTGCAATGCGTGCGGTTTCGATACGCTGGAGGCTGGCGCGATGCAGGAGCATTTGTTCTGGCAGCATTCGATGATCGTGATAATCGTGGAGATCGAGGGAGCGAGGGCAACCCCCCCCCCGAACCCCACCCC